TTTCTATGTTTTCTCCCCCATTCGCCTCTCTATTCACATATACGAATTCAATAAGAGACATGGGAAATTGTAAAGATATAAATACTTTTCTTGACCATTTTAGATTTTTAATTAAGGAATTATATAGGGTAATGTGTCCTGGTCGACTCATTGCAGTTCATTGCATGAATCTACCGGCAACAATCACACATGATGGATATATGGGGCTGCATGATTTCAGAGGAGATTTAATTTGGATGTTTCAACAAGAAAAATTTATATTTCATTCTGAAGTTTGTATCTGGAAAGATCCTCTTATACAAGCAGTCAGGACAAAAGCATTGGCCCTCGCCCACAAACAAGTAATTAAGGATTCATCTCGCTGCGGTCAAGGATTGCCAGATTATATTATTGTGATGAGAAAGCCGGGGGAGAATCTTATTCCTATATCAAGAGAGAACGGATTTTCAGAATTTGTGGGAGAAAGCGATGCTCCGACAGGAATATATAGTGATAATCAAAAAAAGAATAAATTATCTCATGAAATATGGCAGAGATATGCTTCTCCTGTGTGGTTTGATATTCGGCAAACAAGAGTTCTAAATTCAGATTTATCTCGTGATGAGAAAGATGAGAAGCATGTTTGCCCTCTCCAATTAGATACTGTGGAGCGGTGTTTAGAATTATGGAGTACAAAAGGAGATATCGTTCTTGACCCATTTAATGGGATAGGAACGGTTACATATTGTGCAGTAGAAATGGATAGGTATGCAATAGGAATGGAATTAAAAAAAAGCTATTATAAACAATCCATTAAAAATATGCAAAAGTTAGCTTTTAAAAAAAGAATTCCGAGATTTTCAGAAGAACAATAAATAGGAGGAAATAAGAATGTCAGAAGATCGTAAGGAACTTGAGTTAAAATATCGACCTTTGAATTTTGATGAACTCAGAGGATGGTCAAAAGAGAAGGAATCACTTATCTCTCTGATTGTGACAAAAAGAACTTATCTGCTGCATGGCCCACGGGGATGCGGCAAGACAACCATCGGCAGACTGATCGCCTATAAGGCAGGAATTGACGATGTCGATATAAAAGAGATTGATGCGGCGACCAATACAGGGGTCGACGATGCAAGAGAGATCAAAAGAAATGCCGGATTCATGCCTCTCAAAGGGAAGAACAAAATATACATAATCGATGAGTGTCATCGATTGACGGGCAACGCTTTGGATGCCCTTCTCAAAACTCTTGAAGAGCCTCCTCTTCATTGTTATTTTGTTCTCTGCACTACCGATCTTGCAAAGGTGCAGACGACGATCCAGAGCCGGGCGGCTAAGTATGAAGTCAAACCCCTGACTCAATCTGAATCAAAGAATTTATTGGACTGGATTTGTCAAGAAGAAAAACTGAATGTCTCCGATCCCGTCAAACAGGCAATTATCGATCAATGTGAGAGAATCCCCAGAGAAATGATCGTTGCGCTCGATATGGTCAAGGCCATGACAAAAGATGAAGATGCAATCGCTCTCATTCTCTCCTCAAGAGGCAATGCTCAGATCATCGACCTTTGTCGTTTACTGATAAAGAAAGCAGCATGGTCAGAGATCGCGGCTGTCCTCAAACAGATCACAGATGAACCGGAAAGCGTGAGATATGCAGTCATGGGATATATGAATGCCGTCCTTCTCAACAAACCTGACAAGCAGGCGGCAATGGTCATAGATTGGTTCTCGGAGTCATTTATGTATTCAAAGCGACCGGGATTGACCGTCGCTTGTTTTAAAGCTACACAGTAAAAATCTATGATATAATATAGATTAGGAGGCAGGGAAATGAAAGTAATCAAAAATCAGTCAGTCACATTCACCATGCAACTTACAGAAGATGAAGCAAGATGGTTGAAGGGCATGGTTCAGAATGCTATCGGCTGTGAATTGAAAGATGAACCATTCAAGCAAACAGAAATGAGAATGAAATTCTGGAGGGCATTAACAGAGCAAGGAGTTCCCAGTGTCTGAAGATAGAAATTACTTCGATGAATTAAAGATTAACAAAAATTCCCTCGACAGAGAGTGGGATGAACAGGCAGAGAAATCGATGTACTGGGGAAAGCAAGCTGCCATTGCCCAAAAAGAATTCGACAAGATCGAGATGCGGCGTAAAATAAAGAAGGCAGAGTTGTACAAAAAACATCGCAAGATACTCATGAGAACAGAACTCAGGGTGACAGATGTTATGATCGAAGCAGAGGTCAGAACAGATCCAGAGTATGAGCAGATCACAGATGAATGGATCAATGCAAAGGAAAGAGCCTCAATCATGAATTCAGCTCAGTGGGAATTCATATCGAGAAAATTCTCAATGGAGAAAATACAGGAAGGAATTATCAAAGGATTGTTTGCTGATCCCCGAAGTGCAGGGCAAATAGAAAAGGAAGAAACAAAAGATGATCGGCTCAGAGATCATATAAGCGAACATAGTCGTAGAAAGAGGGCATAGGCATGTTTGAACAAATTATCAACGACCCTTTAAAAATTATAGGACTGATTATTCTCGGCCTATGTATTTGTTATATCGCGGTAAGGGCAATGGCTTACGGAGCTGTCCGAAGCTATTTTCAAGCAAGAAGAGATTACTATAAAAAATTAAAAGGAGAATTGTTATGTCACAACGAAGATCGCGAGAAGAAATGAGGGCAGGGTTTCATGACAGGATGAAGGAAGATCAGGATCGGAAAGAGGGAGGATTTTATTCAAATCTCTTTCGAAAAGATATCCAGATTCCTTTCATGAAAAACGGAGAGGGATATCACACTATAGATATTCTTGATTACATCGCCGGCGCGAATGATCCTAAGCCCGGCAAGGTGGCTTTCGTTTTTGAATTTTATGTCTATCCCAAAGAGATCGGAGCAGGAGCAAGCGGTGTAATACTTTCTCTTGCAAAGACATTCGGAACTCCCGATCCGGTATCTGAAGATTTGGCAAAGAAAAGAGCGCAAGGAGCTGACAAAAAACTCATTGCAAAAATGGATCCTCCAAGTCCCCGGGCTCTTTTCAATGTGATCTGCCTTGATACAGAAGCAGAAGAAAAGAAAGGTGTCCAAGTCCTTCACACCAGTTCTTATCTGTTGACAGATTACCTGCGGGAAATGGCGAAGGTGATTATCAGGCCGGGTATGGAAGGCAAGATCGATCCGATCTTTAACTTCTGCGATCCGGAAACCGGGAAATCTGTCAAGTACAAAAGAGAAGGAGAATCTGTAAATACAAGATATGTCCTTCATCAATTCGTCGACAGGATTCCTCCGGGATATGTGATCCCAGACTCTATCTTGGAGAAGGTTTTTGTCCTCGATGAGCTGATTTATATTCCCAGTTATGAGGAAATCGGGATCTGGTATTATGGCAAAGGTCAGGCCATGCCCTCAGAGAGAACCCTTCGTCAAGGACAGGAAGAAGTAGCTGCTCCCGTGAGAAGTCGGGCAGAATTGGCGGCAGAGGCAGAGAAAAAATCTGCAGCGCCGGTTGAGAAGTCCGCTTCGGTAAATCCCTGCCCGAAAGGGCATGTCTTTGGAAAAGAGATTGACAAATTTCCCGAAGATTGTGAACCCTGCACGGTTTACAAAGATTGCTCACGAGAGGCACGCAAATTGACAGAGGCAGATCAATATCCTCCGGAAAAGAAAGAAGAGCCAAAGAAAGAGGAATCGGCGGCAGACACAAGCAGATCGAGAACACGAGGATCGGCAGCTCCAGAAGCCTCGACTGAAGGAGCACCGGCAGGTGGGCGCAGACGAAGAAGGGAATAATCATGTCCAAATCAATTGAAGAACAAGCCGAGGTCATCAGAACAGGATCCATGGTCGAAGAGGATGAGAGAGTAGAATTTATCTCAACTGGCTCGACCATGGTAAATCTGGCTGGTTCTGGCAAAGGCAGACGGGGAGGATGGGCAAGGGGGAGAATCGGCAATGCCGTCGGTGATGGATCTTCCGGAAAAACTTTGCTCGTCCTCGAAACAGCTGCATGGACATTCTACAACATCATGAAGGTTGAATCTGAACTATTTCCCAAAGTCAAGAAAGTCTATATCGTTTTCAACAATGTCGAAGACGTTATGGACTTCCCGATAGAGACGATGTACGGGAAAGCTTTTGTTGATGGAGTCGAGTGGATCAGGACGGGGACAATCGAAGCGATGAATGGCTCTCAAGCCCGGCGAGTTTCTCCTCTATATTGTTGATTCATGGGATGCCCTGACATCGGAGAGAGGCAAAGAGAGATTTGAAAAAGCTGCCGAAAAAGACAATGAAGAAGAGGCAAGTTATGGAACAGAAAAAGCTAAGTATGGCAGCGCTTCATTCTTTTCAAACATCTGTGATATCTCCAGCGGGAAAGATGCTACACTGATTATCGTTTCTCAGATCAGGGAAAAGATCAACGCCATGTTCGGCAAGAAACATTATCGGGGAGGAGGGAAAGCCCTTGACTTCTACACCCATCAAGTAGTCTGGCTCGCAGAGATCGAAAAGTTGAGCAGGGTTTTCAGACAGGAAAAGAGAGTCTATGCGATACGATCCAAAGCCAAGTTTGAAAGGAACAAAGTCGCAAAGCCTTTCAGAGAAGCTGAGTTCACAATCCTATATGATTACGGACTCGATAATATCAGTTCCATGATCGACTGGTACTGGGGGCCGAAAGCTCAGAAAATAAAGTTTGAAGATGAAGACTTCTCCCGGGCTGAGCTTATCAAATACATCGAAGATGAGGGATTGGAAGACACCTTATCTGATATGTGCGAGAAGGAATGGAAAGAAATTGAAAACGAAATATCTCCCAAAGATCGGAAGAAGAGATTTGAATGAAACTAATGATAGATAGCAACGGTATGGCCTACCGGACTGTTTATAATCTTGACACCCTTCACAGTGGTGGCAACAAAACCGGAGTGATTTTTGGCTTCCTCTCGCAACTCCTGTCCATCGCTGAAAAATTCGGGACAAATCAGTTTATATTCATTTGGGATAGCCGCCAGTCTTTCCGCAAGATGGATTATCCGGGATACAAAAAGAGAGATCATGATCCGGAGAAGCAAGAGCTGATCGAGCAAGCTCACACACAATTCGATCTTCTGAGAAAAGAGATACTCCCGGCAATGGGTTTTAAAAATGTCTTCATGCAATCCGGATATGAGGCTGACGATCTGATAGCATGGGTCGTCGCCCGGCAGCCGGATGAATATACAATCGTTACTGGGGATGACGATCTGCTACAACTCCTCTGGGATGATAAATATTGTCCTGTCCAGATATATAACCTGTCAAAAAAGAAGATCATCACTGCAGATTATTTCACAAATAAATATGGACTCAGACCTATCGATTGGATCGAAGTCAAAGCAATAGGTGGTTGTACATCTGACAAAGTTAAAGGGATTCCGGGAGTCGGCCCTGAATCTGCGATCAAGTATCTTCATAAATCTCTCAAAGATGGATCAATCAAAAACAAGATTGAATCTGAAGAGGGCAAGAGATTGAAAGAGGAATGCCGCAATCTTGTTGCCCTACCATACAATGGAGATCGCCCCATTGTCGTCCCTGAGATCATTGAAGATGAATTATGGTCTCTTGACTTTATCGATATGTTCAAAAAATGGGGATGCAATTCATTTGTTTCTCCAGAGAATTTTGATCGATGGAGAAAGGCATTCAATTTACAGACAGGGAGGAAGTAAAAAGGAATAATCATGGCTGACAAGGGCGGAAAATTTGAGAGGCAGGAATGCAGGTTCTTATCTCTCTGGTGGACAGAGAAGAGGATGGACGACATTTTCTGGCGTAACCGGGTCAAAATCACGAGCAAAA